CCACAAGTGCTGGATATCCGCACCGACTACCCCACAGAAAACCTGACACCCGACCCGGAAAATACTCCTACTTCAAATTGAAGGAAGGCTCGGAGCACGAACATGAGATATCAGACCCGCTGCTGCTTGCTGAGATACAGGAGAAAGAGTCATACGCAAAGAAAGGAATACGCCTTCCCAGCGTGACAATGGACGTTCTCAAAGATGAGCTGCGCACGGAACAAAAAGTGTTCCTTGGTAAGACGCGAGCCATCAATGTGATGCCACTACCATTTGTCATTCTGTTTAGGCAATACTTCCTGGACTTCAAAAACTCTTTCTGCGAATCTCACGGAAAGTTTTTCGGGTGTGTCGGAACTGACGCACACGGACCGGACTGGACCGACCTTTGGAACAAACTCAGACAAATATCGCCCGATGGATTTGCCGGAGACTATGCAAATTGGGATGGAACTATTGAAGCTTTCATCATGATGCAAGTCGCAAACATCGTTAGCGATTGGTACGACGATGGAGATGAAGCAAGGACAGTCCGCCAGGTTCTCCTGCATGAGATCATTCACACCGTACACCTAGCCCAGAATAGTCTCTACATGAAGCATCAAGGTAATCCTTCGGGATGCCCGCTTACTGTAGAGTTGAATTGCATCTGCAATTTTATCTATTCGCTAATTGTGTGGAGGATCTCAGCACGAGAATCTGGGAGGCTTGACATGCTCCCACTCCGTCAGTTCGACAAACACGTGTGCTGCCGAAATTATGGTGATGACAACATCTTCGCGGTCGCCGAGGAAGCTAGTGACTTTTTCAACCAAGTCACATTTAGCAATGTTCTCGGCCGATACGGAATTACATATACCCGCGCTGATAAGTCAGAAGCCACTACTGAAGTAGAACCGTTAGAAAATTTGAGTTTTCTGAAAAGAGGTTTTGTCCCTCACCCCAAACGACCCCATATCATTCTTGCCCCAATTGAGAAAGCCACAATTTACCGCATGATAGATTGGGTTCGCAAATCAAGAGATCCAGAGTTAATGATTCAACAAAATGTGAATGATGCTCTCGATTTTGCGTACCACTGGAATGTGGATTTTTATGACCGTTTCAAGTCCGAGGTTAATACTGCCTGCCGCAAGGCCGGAGTTAGAACCAACTCGACTACTTGGAAAGATCATGATGAGATTTTCCTGGCCAAGTTTGATAACTAGACCCCCTGATTGTTTGTTTTTGTTGATGCAGATGACCTTTAAAC